GCCTCGATCAGCTTGATGCGCTCGTTGCTGGCGAGCTTCTCCAGTTCGAGCTTCACCTTCGCCGCGGCCTCCGCTGCCTTCTCGGCCTCTTTGGCTTGCCGCGCCAGCGCGTCGGCGTTCTCCTTCGTGACGGCAGTCCCTGCGACCATGCCCTTGTAGGTGCCGTCCTGCTTCGACGCCAGCAGCTGCATCGCCGCGGCAAAGGCGTCGACGCTGATCTTCCCGCCGTCGAAGGCCCCGCGGATCTGGTCGCCGAGCGCCTTGATGTCGGTGGCCGACTTGATCTTGTCCAGCGTGACGAGGAAGCCGGCGAAAAGCTGGTCCCCCTTCACCGCCGGGTTGTTGGCCAGGTCGGAGAAGGCCTTCTTCACCGCCTCGATCGGGTCGACGAACGGCTTCGGGTCGATGCCCAGGGCCTTCAGCGCCTTGTCGACATCGGCCGCGGCCTTGTCCATGTCCTTCGCAGACATGGCGCCCTTGTCCATGCCGTCGGCGATCTTGCGGCCGGCGTCCTCGGCCGCGTCGCCGGTCTTCTTGGCGGCATCCTCGACGCCGAGAAGCGCATTGCTGGCGGCCTTGGTCTTGTCGGCGCCCCTGCCGATGGCCTCGGCGATCACATCGCCCAGGCTTGACCAGTTGCCCGACAGGATCGCGCCGGCCACCGAGCCGATGATGTCGCCCAGGGTCTCGAAGGCGGCGATGATGCCGATGATCGAGGCGGTTCCGAGCTGCACACCCTTGGTCAGCACATCGAAGGCGCCGGTCTTGCCGAGCTCAAGGTAAGCCTCGCTGATCGCGTTCTTGAACCGCGCCGACGATGCGGCGAAGCCGTTGAAGTCGACGCCGGCCAGGCCAGCGCGCAGCGTGTCGCTGAAGATCAGCAGTTCTTTGGAGCCGATCTTGCCGGCGCTGATCAGGTCATACAGCTCGGCCGTGCTGACGCCCAGAGAATCGGCGAACTCCGCGAAGAAGCCCGGGATGCGCTCGGCGATCGACTTCAGGTCGTCAAGCTCGAACTTGCCCTTGCTGACGCCCTGGCCCAACTGCACCAGCGCGCCGGACACATCGGCCGACGATGCGCCCAGGCGGGCCATCGTGCCGGTGAAGCCCTCGAAGATCAGGCGGGCGCCCTCGCCCTCCAACGCGGTGCCCTTTGCTGACGCGCTGAACTTGGCGTAGGCGTCGGCGGTGTCCAGAAGCTCCACGCCGAAGCGGTCGGCCACGCCGCGCACGAAGTCGAATTCGCGGGCCGCGGCGGTGCTGCTGCCGGTGGCCGCCTCCATCGTCTTCTCAAACTTCTCGAGCGCGACGTTGGCTGAGATGAACTCGGTGACGATGGCCGCAATGGCAAGGCCCTTGACCGCCGCCGCCAGGGAGTCGACGCCCTTCCCGGCCCCAGCCGATGCCGTCGAGACACCGACCAGGCCTGCGGCCGCCTTCTCAGTGTCGGATGCAAACTGGCCGGTTGCATTGCGCCAGCGCCCGGCTGCGTCCTGCCAAAGCTGGCTGGCCTGATCTACTCCGGAGCCGGCCCTCCGGCCCGCATCGTCTACACCACGAAGCCCAGCCTCCACCTTCGCCAAAGCGGCCGGAGTCCTGTCCTCACCTTCGAAGATGATCGCGACGGTCTTGCTGATGTCGGCCATGCTCTGCGCTCAGTGCTGGGCTTTGCCCTTGCGTTCGTAGTAGGCCGCCCACAGGGCGATTTCTTCGTTCGTCAGGAACCCCTGCGGGATGACGTCGGGCCGGTGCTGGTAGAGGTAGCCGCCGCGCAGTTCAATGAGCTGCATGCTGGCCGTCAGGCCGGCATCTTCTGCGAGGCGGCGGGAGGCTTTACCAGGTCGGCCCCTTCGCCAGTCAGCCCGGTGATCTCGTTCGTCAGGTGCAGGAAGTCGACCGGGAACCGCTCGGCCAGGCGCACCGCCTGCGGCAGCGTGAGCACCGGCGAAACGCAGCCGGCGACCAGCAGCTCAAGGCGTTTTGCGATCTCGCCCGGCGTGTCCTTGCCCAGACCAAGCGCCTTGCGGATCGCCGCGGCCTGGTCGCCGGTGCTGGCGATGGCCTTGACGATCGACTCGACGCTGCCCTGTCGGGCGCCGGCCTCCATCGCCTTGTGCAGCTCCGTCGCGGTCAGGCTGCGCACCTCGAACTCGGCCGGCTCGCCATCGCCGAAGAAGGCGGCCAGGGCCGGCACCGGCACGCGCTTGGTGCGCGGCTTGAACTCGGCCCGCTCGAAGCCGTCACCGTCGAACGGCATCAGGCCACCTCGGTCGCTGCTGCGGTCGCCGAGATCGTGCAGGCCGCCTGGATGTTGTCGCCGGCCGGGAAGGTCCGCGCAATGCCCAGCTTGCCCTGGGTCAGCATGTAGCTCGACGCGTAGCGGTCGGGGTAGAAGCGGAACCACAGCGTCTGGTTCTTCAGCGCGACCAGGCCGTCGCCGATGCCGTTGGACAGGTAGGCGGTGAAGCTGCCCTGCCCCAGCGTGCTTGATGTGCTGCCCAGCGTGGTGCCATAGATCTGCGTCGAGCTGACCGAGTGCGAGGTCTCGGGCGGCACGAAGTCGGACGCCAGCGACACCTCGCCGAAGATCGGCGACGCATAGGAGGCGAAGACCTGCTTCGGCGCGGGTCCGGTGTGGATCTGAGGAAGCGCGGCCAGGAAGTTGACCGAGCCCGTGGTGTAGTCGATGTTGAACAGCGGGAAGTCTGCGCGCTCGACGTGCAGCCCGACGACGTTGAAGACCTGCGCGGCGCTGACCGCCGCGGCCGTGCTCGTGGTCACGCGCACCTGGCCGATCTCGATCGAGTCGACCGGGATCAGAGGCGGGCCGCCGGCAGCCGCCCTGGTCTCGCTGAATGCGGTCGTGCTGCCGTCGGTGCCGGCCACCACTGCAAGCGCGCCAGCTGCGTTGACCGTGATGCTGCAGACCTTCGAGACGTTGGACGCCGGGCGCGTGATGGTGACGTTCCCGGCCGTCACCGCGGTGACGACTCCGGCCAGGTTGCAGGTCAGCGCGGCGACCGCGATCTGGTTGTTCGTCGCGGTGACCGACAGCGCGCCGCCGGTCAGCAGGCCGTTCGGCCGCACCACCGGGGCATAGCCGCTGCGGCCGGACCACAGCGAGGCGGCCGAGGTGAACTTGATCCGATCGCCGCTGTCGGTCAGCGCCGACATGGCGACCGCGTTCTGGCCGGCCTCGTATTCGAGTTTCGCGTTCTCTGCGGTTGCCATGTGTCAGGTCTCCTGCTGTTCGGGGGTGGCGTCGGCAGCGCGCTTGCCGCCGCGCTTCGATGCCGTGAGCTGAGCCGGCGCCGCGGGCTCGTCGGCGGGCTTGAAGGCCGCGTCGACGATCTTGAAGCCCGCAGCCCGAAGCTCAGCCTTCCGCTCCGGCGTGACCGGGTGCGGCTCGTAAGCGATGGGGCGGCTCATGGTCACTTGGCGGCGTCGCCGATGGTGATCACGCCGGCGGTGGACTTGATGGAGGTCGCCACCTTGTCCCAGTTGGTGCCGGTCGCCAGCTCGGCGTCGGTCGGGCTCTTGCCGCCGTTCGTCTCGTCCCAGGTGTAGCCCTTGAGCGCCAGGCCGAACGAGTAGTCGACCTGCATCGTGGTCTCGATGCGGGTCTGCCCGTTGGTGGTCTCGATGTTGCTGATCACGTCGCCGCCGTCGAACACGGTCGCGGCGCCGTCGGCCAGCGACAGCACGCGCAGCTTGTTGGGCGAGCCGGTGACGTAGAGGGCCGGCGCATCGGTCACCACCACCGGCTTGCCCAGCACGTTCACGACCAGCACGTTGCCGGACTGGAAAAGGTTCTGTGCGTTTGCCAGGTTGGCAGCGATCAGCTTGTGGTAACTCTGGCCGTTCATCACCTGGGCCACCAGCGCGCCCGAGGCGTCGCCGAACAGGGCATGCGCGCTGTTCATCGCGGTGTAGCTCAGGCCCAGCGTCGCGGAGACGTCGTTCGTGGTCGCGGCGCCCTGGTTCGCGATGGCGGCACACAGCGCGGCGATGGCGGTGTTCAGCTGGTCGGCCAGCATCGCCTCGGCGAAGTTGCGCGAGGCGACTTCAATGCCCTGAGCCGTCGGCTTGTTCAGCCAGGTCAGCTGCGACGGCTCGTAGCGGATCGGGCCGAAGCCGCCGGCCACCTTCACCGCGCTCATCTTCAGTTGCGTCAGGTCGGTGACCGTCGGCGTGCCCTGGGCCGCGTAGCGGTCGACGCGGCGCTGCGCCGAGTGGATGGCAGCGAAGAACGATTCCTGCAGGAAGTCGCCCGTGAACCCTTCGGTGGTCAGCCGGATCGCGCCATTGCTGGCCGCATTGAACTTGTCGACCATCTGCGCCAGCGTCTCGATGGTCGCGGGCATGACGTACTGATTGAAGACCTGCATCTGCGAGAGGGACATGGATTGCTCCTGTTGGGGTTGTCCGGGGTAGGCCGCCGTCAGCCGGCAGCCAGATCAGGGAAGCGGGCTGCAATCGCTGCAGTCCTCGCGCCGCGGTCCCCGCCGAGGTCACCCTTCGACGAGCCGCCACCGCCAGCGTTTCCGCCGGCACGCGCCCCAGCACCTCCCGTGCCCGTGGGCTTGAGTAGCTCGGGCCGGCTTTTCGCCAGCCCCGCCACTCCATCCGCGACCGCGACGAGCTTGCCGTCGTCGGCCTTGAACATGATCTCTTCACCTTCCCACACCAGCCGCGGGGCCACGAACGCCTCGACGACATCGCGTGCTACGAATTCGTGTTTGCCCAGCGCGTCGGCGATCACGGCTTTCTGCCGGCTGCCGCGCAGCTGGCCTGTCACCGCTTCAGCCGCCGCCTTCGCTTCGTCGCGCTCGCGCTCGGCCTTCTTCAGCTTCGCCTCGAACTGCTTCGCCGCGTCGGCCTGGCCCTTGGCATCGGGCAGCGCGTCGAGATCCTCGTCGCTGTCGACACCCAGCTTCTCCAGCGCCTTCGACTTGAACGCCTTCAGCGTCTCGTTCTCGGTCTGCAGCGCCTTGCGCTTGTTGATCGACTCGTTCCGGGCGGCATCGCGCTGGCCGGTCAGATCGTCGACATGGGCCTTGAGCTTGGCAAACGTCTCGTCGCCCAGCTTGTCCTTCAGTGCTTCAATGTCCATTGGCCTCTCGCCGGTGGGGGTGGGTGATGTACGGGCCGGACCGTAACCCCACCAGTTCGCGGCTTGTGACAACAGCGCGTGCAATCCTCGCGCCCCTATGGGCGCCGCCGACATTTCCCGCTTCCGGTTCATCGGCCACGCGCTGCGCGGGGATGGGCCGTTCCGCCCGACCGTCACTGCTTCGAGCACTGGCGCGACTTACCTGGTGCGCTACCCGCGGGAGAGTGAAGCGAAGTTCGCCAGGCGGAACGAGCTGGCGTTCTACTCGTCCCCGCTGGCCCAGGCCGCCGGGCGCTTCACCGGCTACCTGTCGACCCGGGCGCCGGTGCGCGATCTGCCGCATGCGCTGTTCGAGGCCGTGGCCGACGATGCCGACGGCAAGGGCAACGGCCTGGATCAGTTCTGGCAATCGTTCATGGTCGAGGCGAAGGCCCGCGGGTCGATGCTGCTGCTGGTCGACATGCCGGCCATCAACGCCGCGGGCAACATGGCCGACCAGGTGCGCAACCGGGCCGCGCCGGTCTGGACGCCGGTTGCCCCCGAGCTGCTGACCGACTACGAGGTCGGCGACGATGGTCGGTTCACCTTCGCTGAGTTCTCCGGCGTGTGGACATCGCCCGAAGGCAAGCGCGAGGCCTGCCGCTGGCGCTTCGATGCGTCCACCTGGCGGGCGCTGAGCAGCGAAGGCGGCAAGGTCCTGGACGAAGGCGAGCACCCGCTCGGCCAGTGCCCGCTGCTGATCTTCACCGAGGGCGGCGACTTCCCTCACTTCGGCCCGTTCGCGGCGATCGCCGACCTGTCGAAGCGGCTGTTCAACCTCGACAGCGAGCTTGACGAGATCCTGCGGTCGCAGACCTTCAGCCTGCTGACGATGCAGGTCCCCGACGACAGCACCAGCCAGACGAAGATCGACGCGGCGGCCGTCGCCGGCCAGACGATCGGCACGAACAACCTGCTTGTTCACAGCGGCAGCACGCCGGCATTCATCGCGCCGCCGGATGGCCCGGCCCGCGTCTACCTCGATCGCATCGCCGGGCTGCAGGCGCGCATTGACGACATCGCGCTGAACGTGGCGAACCCGAGCGCCCGCGAGTCGGGGATCGCGCTGCAGATGCGCTTTCAGGCCATCAACGCCGAGCTTTCGCGCTTCGCGTCGCGGATGGAGGACCTGGAGCGCAACGCCTGGGAACTTTCGCGCCGCTGGCTGCAGATGACGACCGCGCCGACCGTGCAATGGCCCCGCGACTTCAACCTCCTCGACGTCCTGGCTGAGCTGCAGATCCTGGCCGACATGCGCGCAAACGGCATGCCCGAGCCGGTGATCGCCGCGCAGATGCGCCGCATCGTCAGCCAGCAGTTCGTCGGCGCCGACCAGCTGGCGCAGGACGAGATTCAGCAGGCAATCGACCGCCTGCAGCAGGCCACGGCCTGACCGCCAATCAACCCCAACAGGAGCGCCACCAATGGCAACCGTCACAGCCGGCCAGTCGGCAACCGTCACCATCCCTGCCGGCGCGGCCTGGTCGGTCACTACCACGGGCGAGGCTCAGGTCTATCTCGTGTCCGGCCGCACCGGGGCCGGCTACACCTCGTGGCGCGTCACGCCCGACAGGCCCCTGGCCGTCGCGCCGTTCGATGCCGGCGGGACGATCCGCATCGCCGGGCTGTCGGGCACCACCACGGATGCGGCGCGCAGCTCGGAGACGCTGACGCCTGAGCAAGTGGCGGCGACTCAAGCCCTGGTGTCAGGGGCTTGGAACACTGCCGGCTTGTCGCTGGTGGAACCAGGCAACGGCGTGACGCCCACGGCATCGGTCGGCGCTGGCTGCACGCTCAATAGCAGCGGCTTCGTGACGGTGGATGGAGAACAGTGGTTCCGCGTCAACGCGACGGCCATCAGCGGAACAAACAACTTCTTTGAGATCAACATCCCGACGTTTGTTGCCACCGGGGCTGATACGGCGGTGGTCGAGTACCAGTGCTACCCGAGCAAGGGCTCGCCGCTGGCGCTGTACCTCGGCACGGCTTCCTATTCCGTGTTTGCCACTGGAAGCCGCAGTCTGAGTGCGCCCAGCAACAATGACCCGTTCCAGCATGTTGGGCGCACGGCGGCGACCATCCACAAGTCGCTGTGGAGCAAAAACGCCACATACACCCGCGACACCATCGAGCAGGCATGGGTCATTTCCAAACTGCGCGTGACCGTCACCAATGGCGAGACGCAGGACTTCTACTTGCGCAGCATTCGCGTGGGGGTGGCAGCGCGGCGCGGCCGGTTGTGCGTGGTGTCCGATGATGGCTATGACTCGTTCCTGCGCCTGGGCGTGCCGATCTTGGAGCGGTTCGGCATCCCATCC